GATAACCATGTATTTTACGCAGGAAATACTACAGAACTAATGCGGATTCAAGGAAATGGGAGAGTGGGCATTGGGACAGCAAATCCAGGACAAGCATTAGATGTGAATGGCAAAATAAATATTCAAAGTTCAGGAACAAACCGTCTTATTTTTTCATCAGATAATAATACTAATAAGATTAGTTTATGGGGTGGAGATGGTACTACAAACTTTTATGGTTTTGGTATTTCAGATAGTACATTGCGCTATAATATAAATGGTCAAAATGATAGACATGTATTTTACGCAGGAAATACTACAGAACTAATGCGGATTCAAGGAGATGGAAAAGTGGGTATTGGGACAAATAGTCCAGGCCAGTTATTGGACGTGAATGGGGTTGCTCGTATAAGTGCTATTAGTACTCCAATTCTCACAGTATCCTCGATCATTGGCTCGACAATTGCAACCACCTTAGGCACCGCAGCGATCCCATCCCATACTTTTGTAGGAGATACCAATACAGGGTTCTTCAGTCCTGCGGCAGATACCCTTGGATTTACCACAGGGGGGACAGAACGTGCGCGTGTTACTTCTGGTGGAATTGTGGGCATTGGGACTACAGATCCAGGTTCAACATACCTGTTTAATACATTCGGTGTCGGCGCATTTGGTGCAGCATCAGTGAATAAGGTTGCTTTAACAAGCAATGAAGTGAAATTTCGTGGTGATGGATCTGCGCACTATTCGATTTACAATAGTAATTCCCAATTTTCGATTCGTAACACAAGCTCAAGTGAAGCTGTTGGTACCGCAGGGACAATAAATTTGTTGATTAACAGCAGTGGAAATGTGGGGATTGGGACAACAGATCCAACAACCACATTACATGTGAATACAAGTGAAACTGCGACATCATCAGGGGTCCTTTCTACACGATACTATTTAGGTTCTCCTGGAGATAATCAAGATAGCGCTGGTATATTAGATAATAAATTTGGGCCATGGTATGGTTTGGGGGCGTCTGGTATTGCTGGGATTACGGGTATACCATGTTTGGCTGGATACGCTGGTGTGGCAATGCGTGCTGCAGAGGGATTTTTACATTTGGCTCAAAATGGAAGAGTGGGGATTGGGACAACGAATCCAGGGGTGGCACTCGATGTAACAGGGGCAATCCGTGCTACTGCAATGACTACAACCCCTTATACAATTCGTATAACAACCGCAAGTAATGTTACCAACGTAAATTCAGCGATTACAGCAAACGCAAGCGCATATCGAAGAGTAAAAATTACATGTGTTGGAGGCGGTGGGGGTGGGGGTGGTGGGAATGAATGGTATTTTGCAGCTGGTGGTGGTGGGGGTTCTGGGTACCGTGCATTTGCAGATCTTGTATATTCAACATCATTTTCAGTATCTGGTATAGCGGTTGGAGCAGGTGGCGGCGGTGGGGCAAATGGAACTCAAGTAAATGCTGGGGGGGGAGGTGGTGGTGGTAAAACTAGCTTCGTATATTTACAAGATGGTCTAAAACGTTCCTTATATGCATATGGCGGTAGCGGTGGTGGTACAGGTGGTGATAGAAGTGCAAATGGAGGCGATGGTTATGGTGGAGGGGGTGCTGGTGGTGGAGGAAATTATTCAGGAAGCGGGGGAGCTGGACAATGGATGTATGGAGGGGAGTATGGAGCTAGTGCTTCGTATAATGGCCAGGCTTCAACAGGAGGAGTAGGTGGTGTAAATGGGGATAGTTGGTCAGATGATTCAACACGTTGGGGCATTCCTACTTCAGGTCAGGGTGCCGGTGGGGGTGGTCCTTACGGAGGTTATCCTGGAGTAAGTCCAAGGGCAGATTATGGTGGCGGTGGTCATGGCGGAGATCAGCGTAGATATGGTTCATCGGCAGGTGCAAACGGATATATTGAATTAATCTTTTATTAATTTGTATATGAATAATATATAACCCCATTATACCCAGTATAATTCAGTTATAAACCTAACCAAACCCACATAACAACCCTCCCAATCCACATCCCAACAACAAGAAGACACATATTAAACCCTATTAACAAACAATAGTAGATGAATCGGCAACTCATTCCCCCCCAATATGCGCCGTATGAGTCCGATAGCGACAGTGAAAAAGAAACGGAATCAAAATATACCGCTTCCTCGTCGTCGTCCTACTATAACTCAGACTCAGATTCAGAAACTGTCCCAGACATTCCAAATTATAAGGCCTTTGCGGAGTATCTGAATCGGCCCGAAAAGGAATCCGCCAATTACCCCGTCCTCAAACAAGATTACCAGTATGGGCAAAAACGAGCAGGGGGTCGGCTCGAGTACAGCGAATATACAAAGGAGGAGACGAAACCGATCAACTATGGAAATACCTCCTTCAAAACGTCTAATAAATCCAATACGGCCCTGATTAGTCTCACAAGTCGAGACCGAGACCGTGTTGTGTTTCCGCAGCCGACGCTTACGACCCTCCGACTCCCTCGCCTGTACCGCAATGTGACACGGATTGACCTTGCGAATATCAAATTTCTGACCTCCTTCTACTACTTCCGTCCCGATAAGCAAAACCTCAATATTACCATCTTGGAAAAGGGCCGTACGGTCAACAATGTAATCACCGCCGGTTCCACCATTATTTCCTCATTAATTCGTACAGGTTCGTATGGTATTACATCTCTCTTATCTGAAATTCAGACACAGTTGAATCGCACCCCCCTCTTCTACGATTACGTGAATGGGATTTCCGATTTCGCCAATTCCTTTGCCTCTACCGGTGACTTTGGTCTGAATTTCAATGAGCCAGGGGACAACTTTTACGATAACGTGAAAGACGACTTTGTTCAGAATCCGTCGAAGAATCTTATTGTGGGGAAGTTCTGGCAGGTACGGTACGCAAATCGAGCCTCGTATACCTTTGACCAGATTCTGATTGCCTACTATTATCCTCCCTTGAAGGAATTTCTCTTGGATGAAAACTATTCACAAGCAGAAAAAAATCATGTTCTTTCATCTGCCGTGACACCGAATGTGACCTCAGATCCAGGCAGCCCAGACTATATGGCGACTGTAGCCGACGTTCAAGAGCGAGTCCTGTATACCTTCCAGGGGATTGACGATGCGGTCATTTTGGCGGTCATTCGTGGGAATACGGACCACCTTGACAATTACCGTACAAAGCATACCTTTCGTTATACCCTCGTCAATAAGTATAGTGTCGGCCTTGATGCGAATTCACAACGCGTGGTCATTAATACGACCGGTCTCAATACTTCCCTATCAAATCTGCTGACAACGCAGTATCAGAAAGCTATTAACCAGGCGATTAACTCAAACGGTTACACGCCTCAGACGTATAGTACCTTGGTCCAGACAAATGATCGTCTCGGCGCGGTGATCCGCGACTTGTATATTTACCAGCAAAATAGATTTCGCGATGTCTTTGCGATCCCTTATGATTCCTACTCGCTCGAGTATTACGCAGACCTTGATAATACGATTCTTGTAAAGAATGGGGAGAATGCGATTAATATTCCAGCCAATACGGCGGAGGCGTTTAGTTCTTTGGGTGTCAATTATGGCCTTGCAACGGATGTGTTAAATAAGCAACGTATTAATCCACCAGGATATTGGCCCCATATTAGTTCCGTCGGTACATTTTCGAATGATACAATTTATAGTGTAAATCTTTCGAGTGCGTTCGAAAACTATAATTACCCCTACATTATGACCGGTTGTAACTTTAATAGTAACTATCAGTTTATTGATGCGAGTGGGTTTATTTTCCGAGACCGTCTTTCTGGTACTGGCAATTGTATTTTGAATATTGAGCCTCTTCAGTATTCTGTGTTTAAAATTCATAGTCCAGTGCGTCAGACGCTTCAGATTGAGACATTACAACGACCGATTATCTATCGTCTGCCGAATTACAATGCTGGTAACCCACTCTACTCCCCCCTTGTCCGCCAGGTGTTTGATAATTCCTATTGTTATATTGATCTTGGAAATCCGTCCAATCTTCCCTATAATCCAAATCCGCTTTTTTCGAATGATTATCCCCAGATTTACGATAATTTAAAAAATGGGCAGATTCAACAAATTCCCTGGTGGGATTCCAATACGGCCCTTACATCCAATCATTGGCTGGCGAATTATAATACATCCGTCGCAAATATAATATCGTTTGGTTCAAATCAAGGGTTTCGACTGTTGGATATTAACGTGGTGAATCAGTCCCTCTATTATCATTTTCGCACACCCTACTTCCAAGATACCTACGAAGGGAGTAACGCAGAATACAAATATCGCTATGAGTTTAACTTGGACATACAGTTTTCAAATACAAATCTGGGAGCGGATACATTTACAGCCTTTTTATACCATGATCGTGCCGCCTTTCAGGGGGATACAAATATGGACTTTCGTTTCAAGGAAAGTAGTCGGTTTTTTAAGCAAAGTACAAACGTTACAAGTGCGAATGTCTCCAATGTAGTACTTAGCTTTGATACATATGAAGGTCAAGATTATTATATATATCTTCGCCCAGATACACAGAATTTCGGAGCAAATAATATTCGTATTGTCCCATATTTTGATGGGACCTTTTCTACCACGGTCACTGAAAATACCGCGATTGCCACTTCTTTTTCGGTAGGGTTTGAAGCCTTGGACGATTATGAGGATATTGTTATATCCTTGGAAGAAGAATATCCAGACTTTACCATTGAAGAAATGGTGGATCGATCGATTCCAGTCTTTGGCGAAGATTTCCCCACGTATTATGAACTCTATAGTACGCTCTACAATGAAGAATATACGGAATCAACACCGACCCTTACTACAATTGTAGATATTACCGGCCTCACCCCAACGCAAGTAAATCGATATTACCTGGCACCGGTCGATGACTATAATCATGCGAATGGCGATCCCACACTCCTTTCGACCACGATTGATTCAATCGTCAGTACCACCATGTCCTTATACAGCACACCCTATGTGGAAATTTTCCCCAATGATTTTACTGGTCATTATGTGGTGGATCCAGAGGATCCCTCCTATTATTACATGCGTCGCCTTCCCATTGCCCTTCCACCGAATCTTACACAAGATTCCAATGGTATTGTAAATCTTGTCCAGGAGCACAAATATTCCGAATTGTATCACTATGAAGGATCCACCGTAAATACCTATACTGGACCTGAGTTCTACCTTTCGAATTATAATTACGCATCAATCTATGACCCTGCCTATGTTCGCCTCCCAGTCCTTCCTTCTACACTTTGGACACCAGATCCAACCACGGCCGATGCTACACGCGCAGTAGAAAAGACGTTTGTGCCGATGGGGTATGATGTATTGGGTGTTTCGGATGATTATACGGACTATATGCCCTTTACGGCTGGATCAAAAATATCATTTAATCCGACGGAGACGAATATTGGGATTGATCCAATTACTCGCTACCAATTCCAGTCAAATGCGCCCTACAATGAAACCCTCCAAAAGTTTATTTCATCGCCAGGATATACCAGTAGTGCCATTTTCGTCCCAGGCCTCGACAGCGTCTATTATAATAGTACAATTCAGAATCGAGATATTAAGTTTGTCCATTATTATTCCCCCAATTACATTGCAGAACCAAATGGGAATCCAGCGGACGTATTAAATAATAGTACGATTCTTGTTTCCAGCCTGGTGAGTACAGCGAGTCTCCAACGACCCTATACGGTGAGTACAACACGCGGTTTTATTCAGGGTTATGAGTACGATCCACAGGGAACTCTTCAACTCGGTTCAGGTCCCATTGGATTTTCCGTGATTCCTCCAGACGGTATTTGGGAGGTAACACGTTTTACCTTTCGTTCGGCTCTGTATCAGTCAAATGCGACCTATGATCCAAATTCGCTTATTAAGTATCTGGCGGTCTTCCCCTCCTACGACGTGGCGGATTGTAACTTTAATGATGTCAAGGTGAGTTCGGCCATCCAATTACTCCGATTTAATGATCGACAGTCCTATTCTCCAAATGTGGCATTGAATCCAGATGATTTTGATGTAAATGGGGGGACCTATTATTCATTCATAAAGGATCCAAACTTTGTTTCCGATTTCCCAGGGCGGTACATGGGGGGATTCACACAGTCCATTGATAGTATTACCAACCGTACCATCGATATGTATAATCTAGTTGCCTATGACGCATCCTTTAATATTGTCCGTATTAAGGCTCTTTCAGGGAGTGCTGTCCCCAACCCTTTTTACAATCAGGTGAGTACATCGATGACGTATTTGAATGATGGAAAGACATTCAGTTATGACCCCACCTTCAATCCAACCTTTGGTATGGTCTGGCCTCTTACAAAAAATCAGATCGACAATAGTGGAAATCTCTTGACATCCTCCATTTATGTCCAACAGTCCAATTGGCTCCCAGATATTAGTGGAAATCAGAACAATTTTGCCCCATCCGCAGGAAATAACGGAACACAGTCGCAGTATCTGTTGTCGCAACCGATTGGTACCTCCGTGGTCCCCTACGCACTCCCCTTCGATATCTATGTGGAGCAGAAAGCGTTCTATAATTGGAATACCTATACAGATTTGGAGATGACGGAATTTGACAAATATTATCAGCCGAAAGCCGTGAATGCGAATCCTCGCAATTATCTGTGTGTTCAGGATACAGACTTTCGTGTGTATTATTATCCCACGGAGGCGATGACTGGTGTGAATTTGACGGATCGTACCTTTTCGCCGGCTCGTCTGAAATTTACCTTATCGGCAGATGAGATCTTTTCCCCAACGCCCTTCCCTTCGACATCACCCAAGATTGACTTGGTGGCCTACGCAGGAAATACAAGTCGGTTTATCTTTATGGGCCTGGAAGATACTGGCTCGACCTTAAAAGCCCATTTCCGTTTTCTCTTTCCCAATAATGGCGTCATTACCACCTATATTCCACCCACAGAACTTCATTTTGACCGAAGTAATACATCGATTGAACGTTTCACATGGAATGATAGTAATGACTATGCGGTATCTGTAAAGAAGTATGTGCCGGCATCCAATAAATATATTGGAAATCTTGTCTGGAGTTATGATGGGGGAAATACAATCTCCACCCTGACCTTACCAGGCCTATCGACCATGGTCCATGCCCAAGACCCACTTACACGTTATATGTACGTGATGCCCCTGAATGAAAACCTTTCAAATTACTATGACTATGGAAATACCTATTATAAGACAGGTACCAATACAACGAGTTGGCCAGGTCGCCTGACCTATATTGTACCCAAGGATTCCAATAGTCCATCGCAATATTCAGACATTATCCACAATAATAACGCTGCGTTTGATGAGATCTATTGTACAACAAAGGCATCAACTTTGAATGAATACGTCTATCGTGTGCGTTTCGAGTATCAATCGACCGTTAGCACGTTTGCGCAAATTGACCGCGTCGCCACCCATTTTTACAGCACGAATCCTTCTGGGACAGAACTGGATGTGGATATAAGTAACACTGTAGTTCAGCTCGCTGGTTCTTATAATAATGGCCGTTGGGCAATCTGTAATAAGTACCCTTACATTTGGGGCAATCGTAATATTTTCGAGGATCTCGAGTTCCGTATTGGGTCGGCGTGGCAGATTTTCTATCCGTTCCAGAATATTCATTTGAGTAGTGTGAATGCGAATTATCACCCCATTACGGATCTGAGTTATCTTGAATATCCAGAATATCCCCACACGGCAACCTTTTATTATCGAAATGGACAAGATTTTGGGAAGGATATCTATTTCAAGTGGGGCCTCGAAAACAGTAATAATTTTAAAGTTGGTGATGTGGATATGCGAGGCTACGAATTCAACTCCTACATTTACAATGTGCCCTTGATCAGTTCTTCTGGAACAGACTACCAGTATTTGGCGATTCGCAATTACTCGCCAACTGAAAAGTCCCAGGTGCTCATGCGATTCTATCTACCGAATCTGTATGATTATGGCTATTTGACATATAATGAACTCATTGGGGAAATTGCCCTTCACAGTACCTTACAGTCCGAAGAATTATTCAATCCAATCTATGCGCAATCATTGACAACATTTGATTCGAAGTTTGATTATAAACAGACATCTGATATATCCGGTCGTCTCTGGGGGGCCAACTTTATTCCGAACTTTGAGGGCTCGAATTTCCGCAGTACCTTTGTGAATTACAAATCCTTTGCCTCGATGTATGTGAGCCTATTTACGACATTTTCCACGAATGCTGCGACGATTGCGAAGGTGGTACAGGCAGGGAATGATGGGGTCAATAATTTTATTTCAACGCAACTGAAATATATTCTCCCCAATAGCGCCTTAAAACGCCAGCGATTTACAGACCCTCTTACGTTTTCGATCTTATGGAAGGATTCCCTCACACCGCAGTTTGCGGCCTTGAGTCAGGAATGGGGCCTTGGATGGAATCTTGGATTTGATAAGCAGAATACGCCATTTAGTACAGTAGCACGTGGCTCAAGTTTCTATAAGATTATTGATGACTATGTCTATCTACGCCTGAACCCAGAGCTCAATATGAATCGCATTGATTCTGGGGCAGCAGAAGACCTTCAGATCACGCGCGAATCGACTGGGCAGGTGAAGGCCTATTTTGGAAAGTTGTTATTATCAGGGTTTGCCTCGAATGC